NCTTTTTACTGGAATATGGATAAATGGGTCATTCCAAATTTGCCATTCAATTTTTAGCATTTCTTCTTTTAATTTTTCTTCTAATTCAGCACGTTGTTTAGAATTCCATACCCGTTTGCCACAATAAACTTTTTTAACTATATAAGGTAAGTCTTTATAAAAACAATACAATTTCCACCAATATCTAACAGTATAATTCCAAATTAAATTTTTCCAATATATTTTCATTTTTTCTCCTTTTCATCAATTAAAGGTTCCGCCACAGGCAAATCATCAACAGTAAAATCATCAATCTTTCTGTGCCGTACAATTGGTTCAATTGTACTTGGTGTGCGTCCGTTAGCAGGAAACATTCTATCTTTCTCATATAATTTAGGATTCTTCTTTTTATCTTTTCTTCTCCAGCACATATAACACTCATCTTGTCCTTCTGGTATTTTTATTCCACATTTACATGGTTTATCCCGCGTTGACATTGAAGTCTTATGTCGTTCTTTACGAAAAGAAGAAAAAGGAATGACGGGCTGGTATATTGAATAGTTTAATTCTTTTTCCATAACTAATTTTATCTTTCTAAATTTTTCATAAATAACTGGACATTGCTTTTTTAGTTTAAACATCTGATTTTTAACACAAGATTCAGAAACTCCCAGGATTTCAGCAGCATCCTTATAATTTCTGTTATATTCAAAAGGATTCAAAATTAAAAGAATCTCCATTTGCCTTTTTGTTGGTTGTTCCATATATTAATTATACCCAAAACCTTGCTACTTTGCAAGGAAAATATTGCAAAAACCTAAAAAATATTACAAAAGTCAAGAAGATTTCTTGTAGTAATTATAGGACTAAGTACAAAAAATAGTCTACTTTTCAAAAAAAAATAAAAAATTTTTTCTGGGTTTTTAATACTGATAATGCAGTTTTTAGTAAAAAAGTGTTTTAACAAAAATTTTTCTACCCCCTGTTTGAGAGAGAGGGTTATATAATATAGTGCCTTTAAGGTTTCACCTAATAAGGCACTTTGGTAATAAAATAAATAGACTATTAGTTTTTAAAGAAAACGCCTTAATAAGGCAAAGCCAATAATAGGCGTTATATATAAGTAATTACACTATAGTTTTTTACCTGGAACGGCCATTATAGTAAAACATTAAAGGCCGTATATATAATCTTAATAAAATGAGAACTTGTAGAAAATGTGGATGTATCAAGAATCTGTCAGAGTTCGTGAAACGCACTGACCGCAGAGGTTACTACACGTGGTGTAGGCAATGTCAGGCTTTGCAAGGGCGGGAACCAGGATACCCCCCAATGGAAGAACGCGGTGGGGGCCTGAAAGATGGAGGATTCAAGTGTCTGCTGGAATCAACGTAATTAATGGTAATTTCATTAATGTTGGTGTAGAAGAAAAAGAAAGATTGCATTTGATTTCTTTGAGAAATGAGGAAATTAAAGCAGAATGGAAATATGTTAAAAAACAATTTGAAGAAACTTTAAATCCTTCAAATTATCTAAAGTCTGAATATTTTAGATTAAAGATTTTATTGGAGACAGAAAATGAAAGTATATAAAATTATTTTAATTCACGAAAGATATGAATTAGTTACAGAAGATGCTCAAAAAAGTTTACTGATTATATCTTCAAGTTTAATTGAAGCTATAGAAAAGTTGGAAAAAATTAAATCTAATTATTTGGATTATAAATTTCAAAGTATAGAATTAATAGGTGATGTTATTGAATAAATTTATGAGGTAAGATTTGGAAAAAATAATGCTAAACCTCTGTAGTTAGAATGAATTTGTGTCATATACCGAATTCCGCAAGTTTAGATATTATGTTTATATTTCAACGTTGAGGGTTGGTAGTAATCCTCTAAAACTACCAAATATTTTTAAATGTTCCAAAGGAATACGCGATTAATGAAATTAATCTTAGGAGACAGAAAATGATTGAAACTGATTTAAAAGAATGTGAAGTTGTAATTAAACTTGAGGTTCCAAAAGATAAGTTGGATGATTTATATGTTGCTATTGCAGCTTTGAATAAGTTAGGAATTTATTTTGATACTGGTGGATGTTCTGATAATAAAATTGTTCAATATGATTTAGAATTTGATTGGTCATTAAAAGGAGCAAAAGTATTTTTCAAAAGATTTAAAAATGAATAAAAATACTATTCAGAAAAAAATAAATTTTGATATGAGTCTTTTGCCAACTATCCAAAATCTGGCACAGCTTGGAAAAAGCGAAGCTGATATTGGAATGATAATTGGCTACGCAGGCAGAAAGCCTGGGAAGTTTATTGAACAACTTAAAAAAGAATATCCCGATGTGGCTATTGCTTTGGAAGTTGGTCGTAAACTTGCAGATACAGAACTTGTTACAACTGCTTTTGAAGCAGCTATTGGTTGCAGTTATATTGATGAAGTAAAAGAATATGTGGTTAAAGATGTGGTAGATGAAAAAACAGGTGAAGTAATACAAAAGAAAATATTAAAAAAAACAAAGAAAATTCCAAGACGTATAAAACCTGATACCGCTATTTTGAAGATGTTGTTGCTTTCACGATTACCTGATTATTTTATTGAGAGTAAGAAAATGATATTTAATGTTGGTGATGGCGAGGCTACAGAAGAAGAAATGACCAGATTTTTTGGTAAGTTTTATGAGGCTGCTAAAAAGTATAGTACAAAAGTAATTGAATCAAAAGAGATAATTGACAATGGGTAAATTTTCATTTCTCGATTCTGTTGAAAATTGTATCAGGGCCATTCCAAGAATTCCAGAAGAGAATATTTTATGGAGAGAGGAATTTCACAAGTGGTTGGCTAAGGACAAGTCTGCCCAAAGGATTTTTTGGAAGTTATGTAAAAAAGATTTGCAGATTTTGTTTGATTCAACTTTTACTACCTTGGACCCACGTAAACCTTGGGGGCATCAAAATCAACCATTTATTTTGCGACCAAAACAAATTGAAGCAGTTCATAGGATAGATTGTTGTATAAAAGAGGGTCGAGATGTAGGAATTAATAAGACAAGGGATGAGGGAGCATCAGAAATTGTTGCCAAAATATTTAGTGCTTGGTGTATGTTATATGAAAGAGTAAGTTTCATATTGGGTAGTGATAAAAAAGATGATGTAGATAATATGGGCAGTGATTACACGCTTTTTGCAAAAGTTGATAATGTGTTTGAGAATTTACCATCCTGGATTGGATTTAAATATGAAAAGGATGGTGGTTGTATTAAGCGTAAAGATATGTTGTTGCGTGTGGAGTTTAATAAATCTGCTATTATTGGGGATACTACAAATGAAAATTTTTCTGCAAGTAAGCGAGCGACAGCAATATGTCTTGATGAATTTGGTCGTATTCGTAAATCAATAGCAGAATCTATTGAGGGAACAGTTCATGCGGTTACTAATACAGTGATTTACTCAAGTACACATTTTTTGGGTCAAAATCATACTTTTAATAATTGTCTTAAAAAAAGTACAACAGATTTAATTGAACTTCTTTGGTATGATTGCCCTGGTAAAAATGATGGTTGCTATCGTTCTGATAATGTTGGTGAGATTGAATTATTGGATATTGATTATTATAAATTAAATCATCCAGAGATATTTGAATATGCAGAAAACTAAAAAATGAGTGATTTTTGTCCTGATAAATTTAAACATAATAAACCTATGAAGATTATTGTAGATAAACTACCAGAGAATTTGAAAAAATTATTTGTTGCGGATGGTGGTCGTGATAAGATTATTAAATGCAGAAGTCCTTGGCAGGACTGGAAAGAGAAACAAAGCAAGGGCAATAAGAGAGATTTTTATTGCAACACCTGGGCTACGCCACTTGGTTCAGCAGATAGTGTATTTGACCCCATAATGCTGCATGAAATAAAAGAGAAGTTTATAAGACCCCCTGATTTTGAGGGTGAGATTGTTTTTGAGCTTAATGATGAAGATAGTATCATTAATACTCAATTTATTCAAAATTTTGGTCAGCGAAGATTAAAGTGGTGGGGGCCACTTATTAATGGTCGTCCTGACCAACGGCACAATTTTATAGTAGGAACTGACCCATCCCAGGGATTAGGTTCAAGCAATAGTGTAATATATATTTATGATGTCAATACCTATGAATTATGTGGTGAGTGGGTCTGTGCAAATACTAAACCAGAACAATTGGCAGACCAAGCAGTTGCTATCGCAGAATGGTGTGGTGGTGTTGAACCAACTTTTATGATTTGGGAACGTAATGGGGGTCATGGAACTAATTTTACTGATAGAGTAATTTATCTGGGTTATTATACTTGTTATCAACAAACGGTAGAGGATTCAAAAACCAGGAAGAAAAAAGAGAAGTATGGATTTCATTCAAATACTGACAGGAAGGCAGCATTGCTTGGTGAATTTGGAATATCCCTTGCTTATGCTTTAGAAGGAAATACAAAATATATAGCAGCCAAAATATATTCTGAGGATTTGATTAATGAGTTATTTGATTATATGTTTACCAATGAAGGAAAGGAAATAACTACTTCATCAAATGCTGATTTAAGTAGTGGTGCACGTGAGAGACATGGTGATAGAGGTATTGCAGCAGCACTTTGTATACTTGGTACGAGAGACCAGAATAAAGGTGAGTATTACGAGCAAAAGAAAGCACCCTATGGTAGTTTTGCTTATTATGAGAAAATTGAAATGGATAAGCAAGCAAAAGATAATCGGGAATGTAAGAAATATTTATTCGGAAATAATTTATAATGGCAAAAGATAATAGTAGAAGGTATCTTGAAACAAATGGTTGGGCAGGACAGCGGTTTGAAGAACGCTGCCAAATTATTGTGCGGGGCTGGCAAAAAAAATGGGAGGACCCACAAACTCATACACAAAAATTATTAGCCTCTTATGCTTCGGGATATTTTGATAAAAGTAAAGCACGAAGCCATCCCATCAACCTCACGGATAGGGGAGTATCCACTATTGTCCCGTTTTTAGTTGAAGGCAATCCTAAACTGCTGGTAGAATCCATCGTACCAAATATGCGACCATCAGCAAGACGAACACAGTTGGCCTTGAATTATCTAATTGACAAAAAAATGAATATGGCTGAGAATGTTTTCATACCTGCTGCCACAATGAGTATGTTTGGTGGAGTAGCAACCAGAACTTTTTCAGAATATGACAGAATGGTGACATTGGATGATGAGGAAATAAAGTTAGGAACACCGAAAGTTATTCTTATTGACCCTGCTGACTATATCGGAGACCCTGCTGCAAAGACCAGGGCAGATTTTGTTGTAGAGGGTGACATCTATAGGTTGCCTACTGAGTATGCACGTGATATATTTGACCATCCTGATTTGATTATGGCAACTGGGAAATTGATTACTAAGTTCAGTGCAGAAGCATTGACTTCTAAAGCATTTAACTGGAATAAATTGAATTTAAGGGATTATTCTATATTTATAGATTTATATATCAAGGATGAAGGAATTATTATAACTATTATGCCATATGGGAATAAACCGGTACGTTTAAGAACTATAGAATATGATGGGCCTGGTGATGGTCCTTATGATTATCTTGGCTATAAGTATTTCCCTGGGTGTCCTGTGCCGATACCGCCAGCTTGGGCTTGGAATGACCTGGATTACAGCATGAATATACTTGCCAGGACAGCACGTGAGCAAGCAGAAGCACAGAAAAATGTTATAGTTGCTGAACCTGCTGCCAAAGAAGCTGCAAAGAAAATATTGAAAGCATCCAATATGGATGTTATTACTACCAAAAATGTTAAGGATATAAAGAGTTTGTCTTTTGGTGGTGTGAATCCTGATAATTATAAGTGGATGGAATTTGCAGAAACCGAATTTACAAAGACTGGTGCTAATCCAGATGTGTTAGGCGGACGTGGAGCACAAGCTCCTACACTTGGGCAGGAACAACTTGTATATCATAATGCAAGCCGGATTATAAATAACATGTATAATCGGTTTGAGAATTTTATGACCAGTGTTATAAATAAGCTGGCTTATTATGTGTGGACTGACCCAACGGTATATATTCCGGTTATTAGTCAGGTTCCTGGTCTTGGTGAGGTTCCTATAGTTTTTTCGCAGGCCGATAAGGTTGGTGATTTCTACGATTTTATTTTTAATCTCAAACCATATAGCAGTCAGAGAACGTCACCAGAGCTAATGCACCAAAAGTTGATGCAATTTATGAGTAGTTGGGTATTACCAACAGCACAGATTGCTGCTGCTCAGGGAGCACAACTTGATATTGTTACAGCCACCCAGATTTTGGCCGATTACGCAGGGCTTGATAATTTTGACCAAATTTATAAAAGTGTAGTTCCACAAGACCCTGGACCGGTTCCATATGTTCTCCAACCCAGTGCTGGTCAAAGGCCACAAGGTAAAAAGGGTCAAAGAAGTCCAGGCCAACAAAATGATTCAATTTTTGCTACAGAGTTATCAAGAGCAGCTAATTCTCAGCAGGCAAATGAAAGAACTACTAATAAAGTAGGAGCATCTTTATGAAAAAAACAAGATGGCTTGAAATTATTTTGCTTGCTCTTATAATTTCTATTATGGGATTTATTGCGATTCCAGCAGTAATGAATGAAGTAATGAATGAAATGTCTATGAGTTTAAATAAAGCAATTGAAAATGTTGTTCAAATAAAATGTATGGCATTAATTCCATATTATGATAATTACGGTATCCTTCAAGATGGTTGGCAGGGAACTGGGATATTTATAAAGGATGATTTAATTCTTACTGCTGGACATATTGTGGATGGTGTATCTGACATTAATGTATTTACTGTTGATGGAAAAAAATATAAAGTAAAGTCTTGGTATTTAGAGATAGAAGCAGATATTGGATTTATTAAAGTTGAAACACCGGAAATTGAAATTTCTTTAAGATTTGGTAATGCTAAATTTGGTGAAACTGTTTGGGCATATGGTAATTCATTGGGTGAGGGGTTATTTTTAACAAGGGGGATAGTTTCAAAAATTAATACTCCTGATACATTTATGAACACTAAAAATATGGTGGTTGTTGATGCCGCTATTAACCCAGGTAATAGTGGTTGTCCAATTTTCGATAAGCAAGGTAATATACTTGGTATGTGTAGTTGGAGTTATAATTACGCTCAAGGAATGTCATATTTTGTTAGAGCAGATGTTATAAAATTATCATTAGAAAAGTATAAAGCAATAAAAGCATTGGAGGAAATTGAGTAATGCCTGCGGTATCAAAAAAACAACAAATGTTTATGGGAGCAGAACTCCGGCGTAAACGTGCAGGTAAGAAAACAAAAACAGGAATATCTGCTGAACAATTAGAAGAGTTTGCAGCAACAAAAAGAAAAGGATTACCGCTAAAACGGTCAAGGAAGAAAAAATGAAATTGCCTAAATTAAATAGAGAAGATATAATTGAGGTTAATTGGCTTGATATAACTTC